CCCGAACGCGTCGTTTCTATCGGACGCGACCTTGTAAGCGGCATCTGGTCAGGAATTAGCGACCGCATAGGCTGGGTACAGGACCGCATCGCCGGCATGGGCAGCGCAATTACTAACGCAATAAAAGGCGTTTTCGGAATTGCCAGCCCTTCGAAAGTATGGGCCAAAGAAGTTGGCCAGTTTTTGCCCCTTGGCTTGTATAGCGGCTACGAGGACAGTATGGAAGACGTAAAGGCCGACATCGTGGAAGACATGCAGGGCCTAACAGCCACAGTTAGTGGCGACGTTCAGGCATACGGCACCGCGGGCGCGGCAATGTATGACAGCGGCGAGACAATCAACAGCGGCGGCAATGTTATAAACGTTTACGCGGCCGAGGGTCAGGACGTTAAGACACTGGCGGATGAAATAGCGGTACGCCTTGAAGAAATGACAACAAGGAAGGGGGCTGTATATGCCTAAACTTTACGACATGACAACGGACCGCAACGGCTTTTTTATTATCGGCGGCGAATCTTCGGCGGACTTTGGGGTTGTTATCTCAGAGGCGCCGACATTCGAGCGCGCCGTGCGCAAGTCTCAGGCCTTCGAGGTTCCGGGGCGTAATGGGGTTATATTAAACCAGCAGAACGCCTGGGGAGACGTAACGCGAAATTATAAGGCGTGGCTGGCCGTCGATCATGCGGCCGACATGCCCGCCAAAGTTGCGGCGTTTTCCGCCTGGCTTAATTCGCTGAGCGGGTACCAGCGCTTAGAAGACAGCTTCGAGCCTGAGGTTTTCCGCCTGGCGTATTACAACGGCGGCGGCGATATTACAAACAAGTTCATGCAATACGGCGAAACGACCGTGGCTTTTACATGCAGGCCCGAAAGGTTTTACAAGACTGGCGAGCAGGTGCAAGCCCTGGAAGACGGCGGACAAATTTACAACCCGACTCGCTTTACGGCTAAGCCCCTTTTGCATATTGAGGGCGCGGGAGATATTACAGTCCGCATCGGCGCCGAGATCATCACGGCCCAGCTAACAGACTATATAAACATCGACTGCGAGCGCATGAACGCATACCGCCTGCCAGCTGAGAACATGAACAATAAAATAATGGGTTCTTTTCCTAATTTAGCCCCAGGACTTAACAGCGTAACAATTACGGGTTCCGTAACAAGCGCGACAATTAAACCGAGGTTTTACACAATATGATACCGGTACTATATCAATCAATTACAGAGGGCCAGGTCCCCGCAAACTTTGGAATCGGACCGCTAACCGACACGCTGGGCTGCAGCGTTCGCGAAGTTCGAAACGCCGAAGACGAGCTGGCCCTTGAATACGCCGCGAGCGGTATACACGCGGCCGAGATCATGCCGCTGGCAATCATCAAAGCGAAGCCGAACTATACAGACGACCCCCAGCTTTTCGAGATATACAAGGTCGGCAAAGTATTGAACGGCCGTTTTACAGTAAACGCCCGCCACATTTCCTACCGCCTGAGTAATAGACTGATAACAACGGGCTCCGCTAACTCATGCGTGGCCGCGTGCAGTCTTCTTAATGCCCAGGCTGGCGCTTTTACCATTTCCACGGACAAAACAAGCGTGGGCGCTTTTAGAATCTCAGAGCCCGCAAGCGTGCGTTCATATTTTGGCGGCAAAGCTGGCAGCCTTTTGGATGTTTACGGCGGCGAGTGGAAATATGACAATTTTACATGCCAGTTATTGAACGCCAGAGGAATGGACCGAGGCGTAACAATTAGATACGAAAAAAATTTAACCCAGTTATCCCAAGAAATAAGCATAGAAAACCTGGCGACCGCTATTTTGCCTTTTTATAAGGACCCCGACGGCAACATTACAACGGGCGCGAAGGTCCCAACGGGGCTGACGCTGAGCCCGGCGCGTGAACTGGCGGTCGACTTTTCGCAAGACGTGGATCCCGACAGCGGCACGGCTATAACTACACAGCTGGCAAACCTGGCGGCGCGTTATATTGCAAATAATAATTTTACAGTTGCTTTTAATTCAATCACGTTAGATTTTCAACAGCTGGAAGGCTTAACAGAGCGCGTCGATCTTTGCGACACAGTAAAAATATATTTTGACGCCTTAGGCATAACAGCAACGGCCAAGTGCGTGGCCACGACTTGGGACGTTTTGGCCGAAAGATACACGGCCTGCACGTTTGGAAACGCCCGCGCAAATATAGCCGACACAATAGCAACGCAAACCAAAGAGCTGAGGCAGACCGCGAGCCGGTCCTTTTTAGCTGAAAGCGTAAGCAGGGCCACGGCGCTTATTTCCGGAAACCTTGGCGGCTATGTAGTTTTACACGACAGCGACGGCGACGGCGAGCCCGACGAGATCCTTATCATGAACACGCCCGATATTAGCACAGCGACCAAAGTTTGGCGCTGGAATAAGGCGGGCCTGGGTTATAGTTCAAACGGCTATGCTGGGCCCTTCGGCCTGGCAATAACAGCCGACGGCGAGATTGTGGCCAACTATGTGAATACGGGAATCCTTAACGCCGATTTAATAAAGGCGGGAACAATTCAGGACGCGCAGGGAAATTCTACTATAAACATGACCACGGGCGAGGCCAGACTAAACAACTTAAAAGCAAAATTGAGTTTTCAACTTTTGGGTACTAACTCAAACGTTAAAGCCTCATTGAATCACATGGGGACTGACGGCGCACAATTTCTTTTATACGATAACAACAACCACGCCCTGGTTGACTTGTGGGCGCATAACGGGAACGGCTCAATCCAGTTAAATAATTCAAGCGGCTATCAGAGGGCGTCGCTTGGGGGCGATTTGTTAAGAATGCAGACGCCAACTGGCACGGCCTATGTTGATTTAGGTTTAGGAACGAGCGGGGCCTTTTTGACGTTAAGAAATTTAAGCGGCGACGATAAAATCATAGAAAGAATAGCAAGCGGCGGAGGCGGTTATATAGGCCTTTACAATGCCGGCGGAGACGCTCAAACAATATACGCAAACGGAACGAGCGGCAATATTACATGCGTGAGCTTAACACAGACCTCCAGCCGAAAAGTAAAAGACAATATAAAACCGATTGAAGACGCGGCCAAGATCCTGGAATTGAACGCCGTGAGCTTTGATTTTAAAAACAAAGCCCAGGGTACAAACAAGCGCGGCTTCATAGCTGAGGACGTGGCCAAAGTTTTGCCGGGCCTTGTTACGCCAGAAAGTGAAGACAGACCCGCGGCCCTTGATTATATCGGCATGATACCTTATCTGCAGCAGATCATAAAAGAGCACGAGGCCAGAATCAAAGCGCTAGAAAACGAAATAGACCAATTAAAGAAAGCGAGGGCATTATAAAATGGAAGTTTTCAATTTAAACATTATACCGGGCGCCGTGGCCCCGATCATTCACGCGTCCCAGTACGACGAAGACCGCGAGTTTAGGGCCAATCTTTTTGAGGGCGACCAAGTCTTCGAGTTGACAGGCGAGGAAATTATAAGCGTAAACGTTAGAAAGACCGACGGCAACGTTGTAACAGCGGCCGTGGTCAATACTGGCGCCAATTACGTTGAATTTTCCACAACTGAGCAAATGACCGCCTGCGCTGGCGCTAATCTTTGCCAGCTGAGAATCGAAAACAGCCCGCGCAAAATTGGCACGCTTAATTTCATCCTGGCAGTTGAGCGCGACCCGCTGGAAGGCGGCATCCAGTCAGAAAGCGAAATTAACAACCTGGAAACCCAGGTCGCTGAAATGGTAGCCGAAGAAGTTACCACACAGTACGATAGTTCAAATGTTATCTTTGACACAGAGCCTACGGACAATCACGGCATTGGTTATACAGTAACTTCGGAAGGTATTAAAACCGCAATCGACAATGCCTTTGACTATGACAACACGGCAAGCGGTAGCATAGTTCATATTGAAGACGGTGCGGACAATATCCCCGTAAAGTCGCTTTTATCGCAAATCGTAGCCGTTGAAAGCGGTAACGGACAACCTAAATCGCCCACAAACCCTTACACAATATCAGGCTTTGATAATGGTGTTATTTCGAGGTGCGGTGTAAATATTTGGAATGAACAATGGGAATTTGGATATTATGACGCAAGCGGTGCACCCGTTGTGGATAATACATATATTCGCTCTAAATCAAATAGCCCTATCATTATAAAGCCAAACACATCATACTATTTTTCGTTAGATAACAGTTTTGATAATGTTCAAGCGGTATTGTGTTTTTATGACGCTGGGTTTAACTTCATTTCGAGAGTATTTCCTATCAAAAATGTCGTATTTACAACACCCGCAAATGCTTATTTAATGCGTTTTTATATGTATAGTGGTTATGGTGTAACATACAACAACGATATTAGTATTAACTATCCGTCAACCGATACACAGTATCACGCATACAACGGCAACAACTACACCTTTACTTTCGGTCAGACTGTTTACGGCGGTCATTTTGACAATAAGGGTAATTTGGTTGTTACACATAGCGTTGTTGATTTGGGAACATTGACATATACCAAAACCACATACGGGTCAAATACTTGTTTCTATGCTGATGTTCCATTAGGCAAATCGACAGGCGGAGCAAGTCAAGCCTTTGCTATCTGTTCGCAATATGTGCAAGCAAGCTCAATTTATATCGCAAGTAATGCCGACAAGACATTCACGTTTGGAGACGCTTACATTCATAGTCGTTCGGAAATAAAAATAGTAGATAACGATTATGCTAATTCTACTATTGAGCAATTCAAAACGGCAATGGACGGAGTACAACTTGTTTACGAACTTGCTACACCTATCACGCTTTCTATCACAAGTCAGGATATTCCTACGCTTTTGGGCGAGAACAATTTTTACTCCAATACGGGCAATTTGGAAGTCAATTACTACACAAGCAAGTCAAATGATATTCTTGAATTTGTTGATAGTGAGATAGGCAAGAAGAACGGCACAAATATACCGATTGAAGAAAATAGTCAGGATAGTATTAAAGACTATGTTGATGATGAAATTTCAAGCACGAAAGACTATGTTGACAATGGTTTGAATGATAAGGTTGCTTATAAATCAGGCGAAGTTGTTTATAGCAATTATGTAACTGGTGCATATGTATCAGGTTCGGGAAACTATGTCGAATTTTGCATACCTATCAACACAAAAGCCACAAGCGGTACAATTACCAATTTAGGCACAACCTTAAATGTATTTATTGGCAATACAAGATTGACAAATGAAGTGTCTTTGGCAGGCTCTTCCATAGTGGCAATCAAAGACGGATACGCACAGATTGAATTGAAACTTAATTCTACACAGACCGCTAACAGCGTAGCCACAGTATCACTTGACGGGTTTACTGTTAATTTTGCGTAAGGCGGTGAAAGTATGACAAATGAAGAACTTGAAAAAGAATTAGAAAGAACCAAAAACAGTTTGTATAAATTATTATCCTGCTTATATGGTAACACGTTAGGACAAAGCGATATTGATTTTATTACGAGCGATAAGCCCGCTTTTAGACAAGACAATAAATCTAATTCGGCAAAATAAGGCGGTGAAAGTATGACAGACAAAGAGGCAATTTCTAACCTAAACCAAATTTACGGCTTTGTGTCATCAGAAATACAACAAAGTCTTGATTTGGCAATTAAGGCACTTGAAGAAATTGAGGAAGATAAAAGTAATTCGGTATAATTCATCCTATAAATGAATAAATTATTGACACATTTGTTCTTTTTCTTTATACTTTTATTAACAGGAGCTCCCACACCTCTCAGCGATGTGTCCCACGGGAGCACGTTTTATGTAGAATTGCTAAAACAGAAGAATATTATCATTTCACCAAAATTGTAATTTTTAGGAATAGCAAAACGGGCCCAGCGTGGCCCGTTTTTACATGATGAAAGGGGGCAAAAATGGATCCACAAACAACAGCCGTTTTAATAGCGGCAATATTAGGCGGCGGCGGGGTTTTCTCAATCATCCAATTTTTTATAACTTTCGGTTTTAGTCGAAAAGACAAAACCAAAGAGCTGGAAGAAAAGCTCGACGACTTGCGCGAGCGTATAGATGCGAACGCGGCAATTTTGGCGCGAACTCATATATTGAGATTTTCCGACGAGCTGAGAAACGGGGTCGAGCATTCAAACGAGTATTTCAGGCAACAGCTAGACGACTGCGACACATACAACCGCTATTGTAAAACGCACCCCGAGTTCAAAAACTCATACACGGAAACCGCGGACCAATACATCAAAGAAACCTATAACAAACTATTGAAGGAGGGCAAACTATGACAAACAAGGTTTACGACATTTTAAAGTGGGTCGCATTAGTTGGCCTGCCCGCATTGACCGCGCTTTGGTTGACCCTGGCAAATATCTGGGGGTTCCCTTATGCTGAGGCAATAGGCGCGACGCTGGCAGCCGTTGCAACCTTTTTGGGCGCGGTCCTTGGCATTAGTTCAATCAACTACGCCAAGAAGATCATAGCAGAAAAGGGGGAAAAGTAAGATGGGCAACTGCTGGAAACAAAAGGCCAAGGACTACTTCTGGGCCCAAGTTGGTGAAGTTTGCGGCAAATCTTCGGCATACGCGGCCGAAATGGACGCAATACAATTTTATAATTACCCCAAGAACGGCGCCGCTAATAGTTGCGCCTTATTTTTTGATAATGGGCTTTTACATGCTTGCACGGATCCTAGTTACGACGAAGACCCCGAGTGCGCTAAATACACCGCCCTAAATGCGTTATATGAGCCCCAGACCCCTGGCGCGAACGCTGGCGCCGGTTGCGTTCAGAAAGTTGGCTATTATAGACGCGCGGGCGCTTATTACACAGACCCCGCCGACTTTTGCAAGCTTGACGAGATCTTTTTTGCGGCTGAAAAATACAAAAACGCAGACAACCCCGAGGGCTTGTATCATACGGGCGCTATTGTTGACTGGGGTTATATTGAAGAACTGGGAAAAGACGGCTTTACAGTTATCGAAGGCAATACCACATACGAAGGCGAGTCGGGCCGCGTTGCTTATAAGTATTACACCTACGACGACCCGAGAATACACGGCGCAGGAAGGCCTAACTGGGACGGCTGGGAGCCTGGCAAGGAAAACACCCAGGAAAAGCCAGCGGAGCCCGTACAGCCCACGCCAGAGCCTACGACGCCCACGCCCAAGCCTGAGCCTGAGCACGGGGGCGCGCCCTACGTTGTAAGGGTTAATAGCTTTTTAATGGTTAGAGACGGCCCGGGCGTGAATTTCCGCGCAATATGGAAATTATACAACGGCGACTGCGTAACCATTTACGAAGAAAAGGACGGCTGGGGCCGTATTGACGAATACGGCTGGGTCTGCATGGAATACCTGGCGCCGATCTTCGAGACAAAAACGACCAATTACAAGGTTAAGACAAACTCGGGCTGCGGTTTACGCCTGAGGGCAGCGCCTAACACTAACAGCGCAATACTTGCGCTAATACCTAACGGCACGGAAGTTCAAAGCACGGAATCCCGCGACGGCTGGGCGCGTACATCATACGCAGGCTCAAGCGGCTGGGCGTGCCTTGACTACCTTGTGGAAATTTGACAGCCACCCGGTATATTTACCCCCTTATTTTGGCCCCTGGCGAAAGCTGGGGGCCTTTTTTATTGCTTGGCTATACATGACTTTTTATATGGTTTTTGTTTTTCCTGGGCGTACAGTTTGAGGGCTTGAAAAATGAAAACGCCCATTTTATCATGTTTTTGCGGGTTTTCAGTCCACGCACGGACTAACGGCTAAGGGTTCAAGTCCCACCAGCCCCACCAGATCAAAGCCCCGAGGCATAAGGCCTGCGGGGTTTTTCTATTTTCCTTTACATGGTTTTATACATGAGTTTTGAAAATGTTTGACTTCGGCCAGCTTTTGGGTTAAGTTTTGGGTACCCGATTTATAGCGTTTAGCACTAAACGCCAAGCCCCCGCGAGATCATGCGGGGGCGTTTTTTAATTGCTTGCGGTTTTCCTCAGGCGTTCAAAAGTTAAATTGATAATTTCCGCGGCGTTTTCCAGTTCGCCGTCGACTTGGTGTTTATAGGTCCCGAAAGTATCCATGCTTTGGGAGTGGCCGACCAATTCCTTAATGGTCCCTTCAGCTAAATGCGTTTGACTGGCAACGATTGAAACGAAGGTGTGCCGCAATGAGTAAAGGGTCCCGGGCAACTGGCGCTCCGCTTTTAGCTTGGCCCATTGCTTGCGGACGCTATCCTGGGATGCGGGCGCGCCTGAGCCGTTGCAAAATATCCAGGGCGAGTCGAACTTGGCCGCATGGTTGCGGGCTATCGTTTCCGCGATAATCTGAGCCGCCAGCGGCGGCAGGGGAATTATACGGCGGGCGTTTTTGTTTTTGCCTTCGGTTATTTCTCCGGCATCATTTATTGCGCGGCGGATGAATAAAACGCCGTCGGCAACGTCGCGCTCTTGAAGGCCCAGGCATTCACCGGGACGCAGGCCACAAAGTAACATGACCATAAACGCCGAGTGGTACCAGTTGTTTGAAGGCTGAAAAAGGCGCGCTATATCTTCGGGCTGCAATATTTCTCGGACGCCCTTTTTGTGGCCCTGGGGTATATACAAGGATCCGCGCCAGCTATCACAAAAATAGTTATTATATGCGAAGTTATGCAGGCCGACTATTACGCCGCGCAAATGGGTTAGGGTTTTATAACTCAGGGGCTTGGAGGGGTCCTTTTGGGCCCTGGCGTTGTTTATCACGGCCTGCCAGTCCCTAATTGATAAATTACACATTTTGCAACGCCCGAGCGCTGGGAGCACGTACAGGCGCGTATATAACGAGACCGTGCGGAATGTATCACGGCGCCCGAGCCTGGCGACTATATCGGCCAAGTACATCTCGACGCATTTTTCCACAGTAACACGGCGGTCAATGCCGCCAAAGTCCAACCAGTCCTCGTAGGCGCTGAGGACCGCGCGTTTTCCTTTTTGCCCTGGCGTGGATGAATAGAAGGTCTTTTTTATGCCGTTGTTTTGGGCTTGTAATATCCAGAGCCCGCGCTTTTTGTTGAACTTAGGCGTGGCCATTATTTAGCCCCCTTGGTTTTTACATATTCAAGTATCGCGTATTTATCAGCGGCCCCGCACGATCTAAAACACAAAATTAAATCATTTTCCAGCGGAGACAATGCGACGGGCTGAGGGTCCTTTTCCACGTTGTAACCTTCGAGCCATTCAGGGTTTACATAAAGGACCGCGGCGCACCGCCTTATTGTGTCAATTTTCGGGTTTTTGGTCCCTTTTAAATACTTGCAAACCATTGAGCGGTCAATTGCCGCCAGGCGGCTAATATCAGCCTGCGACAAACCTTTTTCGATAAGCTGAGCGCGTAAACGTTCAGAAAACGTGCTGACTTTTTCCATTTTGGGTCCTTCTTTCAATTTTTCTTTGATTATAATGGCAACGCGAGAAAAATACAAATAATGGGTGTTTTCGGGTTTGCTTTGGGAATATTGTCATAATTTTGTAATTGACTTTGGCCCGCAAGAGCGTTAACCTTTTGACATGAGGGCAAAAGCCCGCAAATCTGAGGAAAGGAGAAAACCCAATGCCCAATAATTACGCCCAGTTATTATGGAAGATCGCCCAACTATACGGGACAAAAAAAGCCTTTTACCAGGCCGCTGGCGTTTCCGCCAAGACTTTTGACGGATATATAAAAGGCAAGACCCCGATGCCCGCGACTTTCATTTCAAAAGCGTGCGACCTTTTGAGCATACCGCAGGAAGAAATAGGGCTTTATTTTTTTACAGCCGACGCGGGCCAAAGGACGCAAACAAAATGAAGACGACCCGCCCTGGCAAGGCCAAGTACCCAAAACTTTACCAGCATTTTAAAAACGCCCAGGAAATCGCCAAAGTTATTAACCGCTCGAGATCCTACGTTTTTAAAGCCTTAAATGAAGGGTTCACAGAACACGAAAAACAAATGTTAACCAGCGCGGCAAATTGCGCCGAGCTATTCGAAAAGGGGGCAGCATGACACAAAAGACAATAACATCCGTTAACGTTTTGTTTTTGGCCGCTTTTCTTTTCATTTCTCAGGGTGCAGCAGTTTTGCCCCTGGCGATTGAAGGACACAAGCCAAACACAAAAGACCAGGCGGCGAAATATGAAGCCTTTGTGCCGGTCCCGATCTTCGAAGAAATCAAAAAGCCCGTACCCGCATTTTATGAAGCACAGCAAAACAAGTTTATTTTTGACCACGTGACCGTGGGTTATACGTTCTTAGAACTGGAATACCTGGGCCGCTATTTCATAACAGCATACTGCCCTGAGGAATGCGGCTGGAGCTGGGAAACATCCAGCGGCGCCACGTGTCATTACTCAGAAGACTGGGCCACGCCTACGACTTGCGCAATAGACCGCAATTGCCACGGCTACTGGGAGACATTGCAAGTCGGAGACCCAGACGACCCAAACAAAAAAATTTATATGACTGAGGACACCGGGCCAGGCGTTCGCGGCCGCTGGGTTGATTGTTTTGTTGAAACCATGGACGAAGTAAACAGTTGGCCGACCCGCTGGGACTCAGTTTACGCCGTCGAGTATGGGAGCGGCTTTGTTACACCAAGCGAAAGGAAAAGAATACATGACTGCATTAACCCTAATTTACTTAATTGGAGCTCTGGCGCTGGGCTTTTTGGCCGGCATGATCCTGGAATTGATAATTGACGCCCGGACCATCCGAGAATTGCAAGAAGACAACCGCAGGCTTCGTTTGCTTAATCAGCAAATAACAGAAAAGCAAGACCGCGTCGAGGTAATAGAAATAAACGACAACCGCAAAGACGCGCCAATTCAAAACTATTTCAAACCATTTTAAGAAAGCGAGGAAAAGAAAGATGGCAAGAGAATACAGAAAAGGCATTTACACACTAACAGAAATTAGTGCCGAGGCAATAAAGAGGTACCCGGACCGCTGGGTTAGCAACGAAAGCGCCTACGCCTCAGTAAAAAACATTTCCAGACAGCTGGGAATCGGCGACATTAACGGCAAAAAGAAATACAAGCAAATCGCGGCCGTTGACGTTGTGCGAATCTTCGAACTTTTGGAAAAGACCAACCGCGGCAAAAAGAAGGCGCCAGGCCAGGCCGACTTGTTTTCGCTTTTGCCTGAGCCCGTAACACCCACCGACGATAAAGTCTTACTCCCATATAAGCCGTCCGACAAATACGCAAGAAGACCCGTGCCCGCTCAGATCATCCAGGCGGATGAATCAGCCGCCGAGCTTTTACAGACCGCCGACGAACTGGCGCGCGCTTTTTGTAACTTTGCGCAGGCTTTGAAGTCTTACACGAAAGGGGCTTAAAAATGAACTTTGAAAAGATACAAGAGCTCAACGCCCAGCTCCCTTATACAAACATAAAGGGCAAAAACTACATACAAGTAAACCAGCGCGTACTGGCTTTTCGCCAGCTTTACCCAAACGGCAGGATCCAGACCGAGGTTGTGAAATTTTTAGCAGAAAACCCGACAGGCGCCACGGTAATTGTGAAGGCCTTAGTCTTTGACGGCGACGCGCTCATATCCACGGGCCACGCCTTCGAAAACCCAGGCAAAAACAAAAATATTAACCAGTTTAGCGCCCTGGAAAATTGCGAAACATCAGCAGTCGGCCGTGCCCTTGGTTTTTTAGGCATAGGCAGCACGGACAGCATAGCAAGCCTCGAGGAAATACCCGAAAGCGAACGCCAGCCCATTGAAGACCCGAACAACTACGCGCAGCAGCTGGCGGGCATAGTACCACAACCGGAACAGCCCGCGAGAATCACACCCGAACGCCTGGCGACATTAGAAAAACTTTACCAGGGCGCCAGCTTGCAGAAATTGCTTGACCATTTCCAGCTCGCCAGCCTTGCAGACATGGACGACAAAACAGCCCAGGCCCTTTTAGCAAAGGTGGCCCAGGCTCAGAAAGCAAAGAAAGGAAAATAAACCATGGACGGAATTTTTGATTTTTTGGATGAAATAGAACAGATCGCGGACAGCATGACCGCCGAGGCTGAGGTTTGCGGCGACATTTCCGACGAATTGAAGGCCCAGCTCGAGGCCGTGCAGCTGGAAAAGAAGGAAAAGGTCGAGCAGTTGTGCTTGAAGTACAAAGAGCGCCAGTACTTGGCAGAGGCTAAGAAGGCCGAGGCCAAAAAGCTGAGCGAAGACGCGGCGATCATGGAAAAGGCCAACGAGCGCCTGCGCGACTATATCGCCTTTTTACTTGAAGGCGAAAAGCTGGAAACCGCACGCGTAAAAGTTAGCTACAGATTGAACCCGCCGTCCGTAACAATCCTGGACGAAACGAAGATCCCCGCACAGTTTTGGAAACCTGGCAAACCCACAATCGGCAAAACGGAAATAAAAGAGGCCATCGAGAAAGGCCAGGAAGTCCCGGGCGCCGTTTTGGAGCGCAAAAAGTCAACAAAGATCTCATAAAAGGGGGCACAGTTTATGTTTATCAAACTTACAACTTCATTTAATAACGCCCTTTTACTTGATACCGAGCGAATTATCAGCGTTAAAGAAGAACCGCACGAGACGTTTGTTACATACGCAGAACCCCAGGGGACAGGCGAAAACATTATAGACTGGCATGTTAAAGAAACCGCCGACGAAATTTTGAAAATGCTACAAGAGACAGGGGAGGGCCTATATGAATAACTTGAAAGAGATCATGCAGAAAAAAGGCGTCACGGCTTTGGAGCTGGCAAAGTCCAGCGGCCTGGCAGTAACTAATATCCGCCGAGTTATGAACGACCCCGAGGCGACGCCGTATCATCCGACAGCGGAAAAGCTGGCAAAAGCCCTGGGCGTTTCAATCACTCAGATTTACGCCCAGAAAGCGCCCGTGGCTGGCGACACCAAATTACTAGGCCAGAGGGTTGAATACGCCGCACGCGCAATTCTGGACGCGCTGAGGGACTACGACGACAAACCCGCCCACTTTCACTTGTCAATTTTTGCAAATGAGGGCGACGCCTGGCTTGACATGACCGACTACTGGGCAACCTTCGAGGGGGAAACGATCATAAAAAACACAACCTGGCACGATAACAAAGAAAAGGGGCCGAAATGATAATGCGCGCAGACCACGCCGCGGACTTTTTCAGCATTCAAAACGCAACGGCCAGGGACGAACGCCTGAGCCTGGCGGCGCGTGGGCTTTTGGTTTTCATTTTATCCATGAGCGACGACTGGCAATTCAGCGTCAACGGCTTAGCCAAGCAACTGGGAATCGGCCGAAATAAAATTATCGGCCTTGTAAAAGAGCTGCAGGCCGCCGGGTATATCAGCATAAAAAAAGAGACCAGGCAAAGCGGTAAATTTTCGGGCGCGGCGTGGACCATTCGAGAAACGCCCGAAAACCGCAGTCCCGAAAACCAGACTACGGGAAACGGGACCGCGGTTGAAACCGTAGTCCCGAAAACCGTAGTCCCGTTAACCGGAGTACGGAAAACGGGACTGTTAAGAAATACCAATATAAAGAAAGACCAATATATAGAAGTACCAAAGAGTAGTACTACCACGCGCACGCGCGAGAAATTCACCCCGCCAACCTTGGAGCAAGTCAAAGCATATTGCCAAGAACGTAATAACAACGTTGACCCGCAACGCTGGCTCGATCATTACACCAGCAACGGCTGGAAAGTTGGCCGTAACCCCATGAAGGACTGGAAGGCAGCCGTTAGGACCTGGGAGCGCTCAGGCTTTAACGACAAACCAAAGCGGCCTGCAGTTCATCCAGGGCAAAGCCAGGCGGCTGAGCAATCAAAAATAAACGAGGCATTAAGAATCGCTATGCAACGCGCAGAAGGGGGCAACGCATGACCATACAAGAGGCGGCAAAAGTTATTTACATGATACACACGGCCTACCCAGCCGACCGCAAGGCCACAGCCGAAGAACTGGCGGACCGCATGGACTTGTGGGCAGTCTTCTTTGCAGACTACACAGCCCAGGAAGTTGAACGGGCCGTCAAAACGTGGATCGGGACGCAGTCTTTTATGCCAAACACAAACGAAATAAAAGCGGCCTGCGATCTTAACCGCAAGCTGTCGCAGAAACTGAGCGCGGCCAAGTTCATACCAGACGACACCGGACCGACAGACCCCGAGACCGAGGCCAGGCTGGACGCTTTGTGGGCCAGCATTCAAGACACAGCAAACGAGGTTGATTTATGAAAAATACTTTTTATTTGAACTTTGAGAACGGACTGCCAAAAGGCACGGCTCAGCAAAAAGGCGAGGCAATCAGGTACAAGACGAACGGCCAGCCCTATATTCAGCACTATAAAAAGGACAAAGTCAGCGCAATGCGCGCCGAGTTCATCCTGAGGATGAAAAAACACGCGCCCAAGGTCCCGACAGAAAAGCCCGTCCGCTTGGTTGTATTTCTTTGTTTTGACATTAAGGACCGCTCCTTATGGGGTAAATACAAGACTAAAAGGCCAGACTGCGACAACTACATCAAAGAGATAAAAGACGCAATGACCGACTGCGGCTTTTGGAAGGACGACGCCCAGGTTGCAGACCTTCGAGTTGTAAAGACATACGGCGAAAAGGGCTCCATCGTGGTAACAGTCGAAGACCTGGAAGAAATAAAGGCGGTGCGCGTATGAATTACGGCCTCCCATACCAGGGCAGCAAGAACGCAATAGCGGAGTGGGTTATAGGCCAGCTACCTGAGGCCGAAACGTTCGTCGACTTGTTTTGCGGCGGTTGCGCAATAACTCATGCGGCTATGTTATCCGGTAAATATAAAAAGTTTATTGTTAACGACATAATAGCAGGCAACCCAATTTTATTTAAGGAATGCGCGGCGGGTTTTCATACGATAGAAAGCCACCGCGAGTGGATAGACCGCGCCGCCTTCTTTAATCGAAAAGAAAAGGAAACCTGGGTCAATCTTTGTTACAGCTTTGGCAACGGCGGCGAAAATTACGCCTACGCCCAGGAGATTGAGCCCTGGCGCCGTGCTTTACACTTTGCCCGCGTACTTGATGACCGCGGCCCGCTGGCGATCTTTGGCATAAAATCAGACGGCAGCCGCGAGGACATCCTGGCGCACGCTGAGGAATACAAGGCCAAGTACATAGGCTGGTATAAAACCAACGTTTTAAAATTGACAACTTCGCTCGAAGTTGAGCAGGGCCGCCTAGCTGAGCAAATAGCAGAAGAAAGCGAAAAACTGAGAAATTATCTAATTGCAGCCAGGGACGCCGCAGGCGTTACGGGTGCCGACGTAGACCGACACCTTGGCACCGCTGGAATGAGTGGCCACTATTTTGGAAAATCGCAGTGGGCATTTCCAACGCGCGAGGCATACGCCAAGCTGCAGGAGATCATGCCGGGGCTTGACCAAGACTACGACAACGTGCGCGGCTTGAAGTCCTTGTGGTCAGACTTTGCCAAAATGCAAAAGATTATAAACCTTGAAAGCATGGACCCAGAGCGCCTGCCGACGCTTGAATCACTTGAAAGAATTGAACGGCTTGAAAGCCTGGCAGCCCTGGGCGTTTTGGATAATTTGCAAATTTACGGCGTAGATTATCAGCAAGTCGAGATCCCGAAGGGCGCGGTCATTTATTGCGATATACCCTACAAGGACACCGACTGCGCGCAATACAGCGGCTTCGAGCACCCGAGGTTTTACGAGTGGGCCAGAAAGCAAAACAATATTTTTATATCTGAGTATTGGATGCCGTGCGACTTTGTGGAACTTTCAAGCGTTCGCAAACTTTCAATGGGTTTTAGAGCCGAATCACAAGAAAAGTTATTTACAAACATCAAGACAAACCAGAACCGGAGCTGGCAAGGCGTTGACCTGGCTTTTCGCCAATATTCACTTTTTGACATTTTATAAGCTGAGGAAAGGAAAAGAGAACATGACCGACGAATGTTACAAGGCTAAACAGTGGTTGCGCCGTGCGCATAAATTCGCGTTAAAGGTTGAGGCGGACGCCAGAATGTTAGAGATTTTAGCGGGCCGCGTTAACAGCGCCGTGGCCAAGTATGAAAGCGACGGCGCCAGCGTTGACCGCGAGGCAGCCAGAAAAAGAAAAGAAGACGACCTCCTGAGCTATTCAGACCAGCGGGCACTTGTAGAAAAAGAGCAGCTGCAGCTCATTAAGGAAATGACCAAGTCGCGCCAGATCATTAAGCAAATGCGCGACCCGGTCCTTGAATCAATCGCAATAAACCGATACGTGGACCGCCTGGGCTGGGACGACGTTGTGAAACTTAATCATTACAGCCGCGCCCAGGTTTTCCGCCTTCATCTCAAAATGCTGGAAGAACTGGCCAAGGTATTACAAACAAAAAAGCTAATTTAATAAGGAGGCGCAATTAAATGAGAAATTTTGAAGAACACGTGGAAATGAACGACGCCGAAGACCTGGCAGCCTTCTATGACTACCAGGGAGAACGCGAAGAGGACCGCCAGATCATTGCGAAAGCTGAGAACGAAGACAAAGGGGGCAAGAAATGAACACACCAAAAACGCCACAAGAAAAGCTCCGTCACTGGCAGGAAATGGAAGCCAGGGCCGAAGGCTACCGCCAGGCACGCGAAGACATCACAGCCGCAATTGAAAGCGGAGGGCCCGTTTTCTTAACTGAGGGCGCAGACCTGAGCGACGCCGACACAATAACCCTCATAGACGGCCAGCGTAATGAGCACACCTACGAAAAGACCCCGCAGGGCAACTGGGAACCCATGGACCGCGAGGACTACCCATTGCCGCACCCGATGCTTGTTTGCTCAGAGTGTCAGAAAACAAACCACTATCCGGGTAAGTATTGCACCTATTGTGGCAGCGATAACAAAAAGGAGGAGTAAATATGAAGGCGATCATAATTACGGCAATAATTTGCCTCACAGTCTTAGCGCTGGCGTATATCGGCAACAATAAGAAAGGCGGCAAGACATGAACGGGAAAATATGCGGTCATTGCACTAATTGGAGATGTGACGAGCCTTTACACTTAATAGGGCATTGCATTATTAACAGAATGAAAAGACCTCATGGCGCAATGTGCGACCTTTGCACGGAATACCAAAGCATGTGGGAGTACACAAGACCTGCAACAGAGGACGAGAAAGGCGGCAAAACATGAGCAACGGCGACGCGGTCCTTCGAATTGCCAGGCATTGC